AATTAAATCTGCTTTTAATTCCTTCATTGGAAAGCTTAATGTGTAAGCCCCCTGTCTAACTGGAATCATTGCATCTTTTCCAAATTCATCTTCATATGCTTGAAGCAAACTATCATCCACATGCCAAGGATCATAACCAATCCAAGGTATATAAATATCATAAAGATCTCTTAATTCCTTAAACCATTCAAGCATGTCATATTTATTTACTTTATTACCTGGACAAACTCTTATTAACCCTTGCTGCTCCCATAGCTTATATGGAACATTATCATCCTCTTTATTAGTTTCTTCTTGATTTAATTTTTCTTCTGGTACAAAGTACATTTGAATAACATAAATCTTAGGATCATCTCGTCTCATACATAAAACTTTAGCTGATGCTAAATCTGTTGTTTCTGCTAAGTCAAAGCATCCAATTCCATATCTGAATCCCATTTCCTTAAGATTAAAAATAGCTTCATTGTTAAGCTCATCCCAACGTAACCATGCTGATGCTGAGTTTTCCTTCATGTTAAAATCTTTAACCATTACAGTAGCTTTAAAGGCTGGATCTGATTTAGCTTTATTTACACAATCCCTTAAAAATTCAACCTTTTTAATTGGACCTAATCCTGGATTAGCTTTAATCCACATTTCTTCTTTGTCCCATTCTTCCTTATCATCAAGCTCATAAATAAATGCTATAAATCTATCATCCTTTATCTTTCCATCAAGCACACCACATGCATAATCATATTGTGAGTCAAATATTGAACCTCTAATAAAACCATTAGTAGTTATGCAATCTAAAAGTGGCTGCCTTCTACTACTCATTGATTGCTTCATTAGATCATATATGTCTCTGTTCTTTATGGCTGCTAATTCATCAATAGTAACCATATGCGCATTTAAGCCATCAAGACCATTAGAATTACTTGCTAAGGCTTGAAGGCTTCCATAATTAAAAGGACAATATATATCTGATTTTCTTTTCTTAAGATGTTTATTTAAATCTGGTGACTGCTGAATCATTTTATAGCATTCATTAAATCCCTTTTTGGATTGATCCAATTTAGTGGCTATAATATAACATTCCGGAGATCCTTCTCCATCACCAACCAGCATGTAAGTTTCATCCGCTGCAAGCTCTGTAGTTTTTCCGTTCTTCCGACCTCTAATATCAAGTACCTCTTGATATTGTCTAAATCTAGTATCTTTATGAACGAATCCAAAAACTGCTTGATGTTTTGCTTTCTGAAATAATTCTAACTTCAAAGCTCCACCAAGCTCTCCTTGAGCTTGCTTGCAAAATGTTTCAATAAATTCTATTGGTCTATTTCCTAACTCTTCATCAAATACCCATGGATAATATTTTTCTGGATTATGTAATTTATCAATCAGCATTTCATACACTTGCTTAATTCTTTTACATGCAACAATTTCACCTGATGCAATTTTGTTATAGTATTCCTCTATGTAATTCATTATTTTAATTTACCTTTTTTAATAAATTCCATAAGTGCATCTGCTTCTTGCTTTTTAACTTCAACTGGCAGCAAGTCAATTAATTGTTTCATTACTCCTGAATATCGTTGCATGAAAGTCGTATAAATTTTAACCTCTGGTCTTTCCCTGTTAAAAGATTGTTCTCCCTGTTCAAATAATTCAGTCAATCCTTTTTTAATAAGATCTGTTCTCGTATCTTCAAGTGATACTTTCATAAATGCAGCTTCATTAATTAACCCTTCAAGAACTTTAGTTTTATCTTTTGGGAAATCCTTAAATATCTTTTTAATTTTATTTATCTCCTGCTTTATCTTTTTATCTCTTTCTAATTGTTCGGAAATGCTCAAAAATATACCCCCTCCTATTTTCAAAATTTCGTTCGGAGGAAAATTGTTGTACCCTATACGGTCTCCCAAAGCCACTCCCTGCAAGTTTTCATGGGGGGGCTATAGATCAGTCTTCATATTCTCTAACTTAACCATTTGAAACATCAACTTTCCTAAAAGACTTTCTTGTTTTTCTTTATCAACAGTTTCTCCTTTGTTCTCTTTCTCTCCTAGCTCTATCATTTGATCTAATGTAGTCACTATAGATTTAAATGTATCTCTTAATTGAATTAGTTCATCCATTATAAATCAGTTCTCCTTTCTCATTGAACTTGTAACCTTTCTTAGTAACACTTTTCTTTTCTCTATTGAAGTCATGCTCTGCATTATGACAATCCAAACATAGATACTCTAAGTTATCATGATTAAGTGTTATGTTAGGATCATTGATGTTGTTAGGCGTTAAGCCTTTTTTATGATGCACAATGTATCCTGGACTCTCACACCTCTCACATAAACCATTTACTGATTTTATATATGATGCTTTGCATTTCTTCCACGCTACACTGTTATAAAAAGCTCTAGCGAACTCTCTAGCCATTTCACTCCTCCACCTCGTTTAATTGATTGTATAATAAAAAGCACCTACATTTGTAAGTGCCTTGTTTGAAATAAAAAATTATTCTTCTCTAATTTGATGGCTGAATAAATAAATTTTTAACTAAATTACTTGCTCATAGAATCTGTTAATTCTTTAGTCATTTCTGTATAAACTATCCAATAACATGTGATATCAATAAGTTTTAACAAATCGTTTATATCATTTCCTTCCCATTTCCTAACATAATGTGTTTCATCATTCCCTATCCAGACAGCCCTATCTGCCATATTTTTAATATTATCATTTTCAATATATGTATTGATAACATTAGCTAAAAACAATTTTTCTATATGTTCTTTCCTGTCGGGGTTATTCTTTATGCAATAATCTTTAATTAAAAATTCCAACGCTTTTCGATAACCAACACCGCATATTTCATTTAATCCAAGTTCTTTCGCTCTTGTAGCTTCACAATATATTTTATAGAAACTTGGAGATAATTTTTTTATTTTATCATCGATTTTTATTTGAGCCACATATGGAAAATACTCCGATATTTTAAAAATTTTATATTGATTATTATAAGACCACTCATAATCGTATCTAACTGTAAAAATACCATTACACTTTTTGTTAGGACATTCTGTCACTAGTAATCTTTTTTGATCCTCCTTATCAGCAATTATAAATCCTTGTGGTACCCTAAACTTAGTATGACATATTGGACATTCATCTACAATCCTCATATGCTCTTTATTGGAAAATTCTTCATATTCCTCAAATGTATCAAACTTTTGTGTTCTCATATATATTCCTCCTATTGCTCTAATATGTTTTATTTTGACATTACACTGTAAAATTCCTTTTATTTGCTTATAAATTATAATATTATTTTTCTCCTATAGTAATTGATTATAATACCAATCAATTCATCATCAATAGCTATTCTGGAATTATCAAAACTATCAAATAAAAATATTTTTCTATTACTATCATTTAATCTATTAATTACATCTTTAATTACTTCACTTGATTCAATTACTATATTTCCCTCTTTCATTTCATCCTCCAAATCTATTAAAAAAGATTGTTAAAAACATGAATAAGTCGCCCTTGAACGTTCGTGTTTTTCGATTTGAATGTTTGATTATATAGGAGAATCACACATTCATTTTTAAATTTCTCTTCTTCTATATGTCTTTATTTTTTGACCTCGAATGTTAATACCTTCGAAAATTAAACATTCATATGCAAAAATAAAAAATATCACCTCACAAAATCACTTAATGACTTTGAATATTGATGATATTTTTCTTTATCTAATCCTATATATAATTCTGTTTCCTGAGTAGTTCTATGGCCTAATAACTTTTGCACTGCTACGATATCCTTACCACTTTCAACATAGATCTTGTAGGCATAAGTTTTTCTCATGCTATGAGCTGAAATATCATATAAACCAAAATATTCTCCTGCTTCTTTTAAGATATTACTAACAGCCTGTACTCCAATAGGTTTATTAATTCCTTTCCTAGATTGAAATATATACTCATAATCCTTTTTATCCCTAATGTATTCTTTAAGGAGCTTTGTAACTTTAGGTATTACTTCAACTGTCCTTGGCTTTCTGTTTTTTTCTCTAATATTTTTTGAATTCTTTTTCTTACCTTCAAAAATAGTAAATTCACTTCTCCTAAGAGCTTCCCTTATGTCTCTGGCTTTTAATTTAACTAAATCACCTGCTCTATATCCAGTAGTTATACCAACTACGAATAAAACATAATCACGTTCATTTTTATATTTTAAATAATCCTGAATATCAAGAACCCTTTCTGTATTTGTAATTGGCTTAGCAGGTCTTTTCCTTCCCATATTATTTCACCCACCTCACCTGATCCTTTCATCATTTTTAAAACATTCTTCTATTTCTTTTTTAGTATAAGGATAATAAAACAATTCTAATTTTTCACAATTACTTTTATGAACACAGCCTTTGCAATTTATAGGCGATTTAGCACATAAAACTTTATTCTCTATAAATCTAATATTTAGTTCAATCTTCTTTCGCATGATTTAACCTCCTTACCTATAAAAAATTGCATAATAAAAAAGCACCTAAAAATAAGTGCTTTAAAAATCTAAAATGTCATCTAAAAATCACAATAGGTTATTCCTTTAACCACATACAGTATATAATATTTTTTGAGTACTGCATAGGTACTTTTCCTGCTACCTTTGTGATACCTTTCTTGCTACCCTAACTGCTACCTTTATGATACCTTTTCTGCTACCCCTACTGATACCCTCTTAAGCTAATTTCAACTTCTGAAAAGCCCTATCTATGGAGTTTTTAATACTTTTTCTTGATTTAAATAACTCTTGTGATGCTCGTGTTATACTTTTCTTTTCTATAAATACTTTTTGTATAACTTCAGCTTCATCTATATCTAATCTTTTTAATGCATTATCAATTCTTTTATTAGCAATTTCATTAAACCTTATTTTCTTTTCCAAAGTTTCTATTTCATTCATAACATAATCATTATTTTTGCATTTCATTGAGCTTTGAACTTTTTCCTCATAATTCATTGCTCCAAGCTGCTCACCAATTTTTAATTCTTCAACTTTCAACTTCATATCATCAATTTCAATTTCTCTTAGTCTATATAATGCTAATTCCCTTTTTACTCTCTCGCTCATGTTTTTCCACCTATCCTTTATAATACTTTTATGTTATAATCTAGATAGATTGATTAGAGAATCTTCTTTCCATGATTCATTCTCTAATTGTTATAGGTGTTCATTATGAACACCTTTATTTTTTATATTAGTATCATGAATTAAATTACTTGAATACTTTTTTTCAAATAGTACATAATATAATTGGTTGTTGATTATATTATTATTTATAAAATCCATTGTATGCCCCTTAATGGGGCATATTTTGCGTTTAATAATAGAATTGCGTATTAAAAAAATCGCAAATTCAATCTCTTGAAT